TAAGTCCGCCTGTTTTGCTTTTGTGTTCTTTTTTCATTATGTTCTTTTTTTAGCAGTTTTAGCAGCTCTTGCAAATTGTTTTGCTGTTGGTCTTCCTTTTTGTCCTGGTCTTCTCATCTTCTCACCAGAACCCGCTGCAATTCTTCTTCGCTTCGCATGAATATTTGCGTAAAGTCCACGTGCTTTAGCCATTACTTACCTCTTTTACTGTTCATTATTTTTTTCTTTAAAAAAGAAGGTAACTTCTTTTGATTACCTTTTAACTTACTTCCGTTCTTTTTTGTACCTTTACTTTTTCCGTAATGTCCTGGCATTGTATTCTCCTTGTATTAATTTGTAACATTTAGTTAATCAATCATTGATTGACATATTGTCAAACAACAATTAAGAATATCATATAACTAATAAGGAGAAAAATCAATGTCTACAAGATGTAATATTAAAGTTACTAACGGTGAGAATGTTATTTGGTTATACAGACATTCTGACGGTTATTTATCAGAAGCAGGACACAATATAGTTTGTACTCTGTCATTTGCTAAAAATGCTTATGATTTTGTTAAAACTCTTTTAGAGCAAAAATATCCTGCAACAGAGTACAGAAAACAACAATCTATTTATGAATACACAAATTCAAGACATGGAGATATTGAATTTTTATACGAAGTAGATTTCAAAACTTTTACTGAAACTAATAATTTTAGTACAGTACAAGTAAAAATAAAAAAAAGACTTTGGGATGATACTCAAGCTTCTGGAACTAAATGGGTTTTAGTTCATAATCAAACAATTGACAAAAGTAAAGGTATCAAAGCTTTCCAAAAACAATTACCAAAAGTTTTTGAGGAATATAAAGCTTCTCAAGATAAAATGATGAAAGCTTACGGTTCTTTAACAGCTGCTTAACCTTCAATAACCTCGGGAGCCTTTTCTGGCTCCTGGGGTTTTCCCCACGAAATAGTTATATTATTATCCGCTTTTACTTCCTGCTTAATCTTATCACCAAAAATACCGCTAGCTAACTTACTAGCTAACCAACGCGCATGATGCGCTAGCTCTCTAGTCTGTTGAAAATATTTAGGGTCTTGGGGTTTGGTCAACATCTCATGAATTTGATCTAATATTGTAAACGTACCTACTTCACGAGCTTTCATAATCATTTTATGAAATTTATCGTCATCACGCATTTTACGGTAAACGACAGACAAAGAAGGATAGTTTTTATCCTTACAAATCTCGGTCAAAGTTTTGCCGTTTTCAAGCTTCTCGATAATACTTTCTGTTTTTTCTAATTGCATCTAAAATATACTCATCTGTTTTGTTTTTATATTGTGGTAAGTTTTTTAAAGATTTCAACTGTCCTGCAAGTGTAGTTGGACCAGTAGAAGCTCCTGCATGGAACTTACAACGATAATGACCCGTCTTCATCAAATTACCCTTGCAACGGCAGCGCACAGTAAACTTAGAACCCCTGGTGTAACTCTCGCATTGCTTTAGTAGTTTGTTACGACCAGGCATACCAAATATAGTTATTCATTTTTATTTTAAAATTGTAGGTTTAGCAAGACTTAGGCTAATTTTTTAGTTTTTTTTTTAATCTCTCCGTTCAATCTATTCTTTGTATAAATATCCCCGCCAGGACTCCTAAATTCGTCTAGCATCCCTTCGGATGCGAAATACCTTAACTTCATTCCTTGAAACTCAATATCTTTATTCTGGCTTGGCAGGTAGGTGCTATTCTGAGAATAACTATTTTTATAATTATAATTACTATATGGTTTAATTACTTTGGTTTTATTAATACTTATAACATTTGATAACTCAGAGTTATAAAATTTGATAACTCTGGAATTTTCCAGTAATTTGTCCTGTATTGGTAGCCTATATTCTAGTGTAGATTGTTTTCGCTTAGTCTGTATTAAATTAAACCTTTTTAGTCTGGCAATGGAACGGTAAACCGTCAGTTTAGACAACCCAACCCTGTCCGCTATCGTCTGAACCCTGGGATAACAAACCTTAGTTTTACGATTATAAAAGCTTACTAATCCAAAATAAACCAACTTATCAGACGGTGTAAGTTTAGAGATTTTTAAAATACTTTCATCCGCTACAAAGAAACTCAAAACGGTACCCCCTTCAAAACACAGTCATTGCTGTGCCTCTCCTGCAGTATTTTTAGCATCTTTATAAATTCTGGAGGGTCCATAACCCTTAACTCACTTTCGGCAGGTGTGAGCTTCTTAATGCGAAATTGAGTAACTTCATCATGAGCTGAACCAGGAGTATAAAAAACCAGGAATGATGGTACTTTACAAGCTATTGCAACTTTCTCTGTAACTGTGGTAGTTTTAAAGGTTTGTCCTTTATCAACCGCGGTTTCAAAAATCGCCAACGGCTCCTGGCACTTCTTACAAATCTCAATAAAATCCAAATCCAACCCTGCCAGACCATCGAACCGTCTATGGTACTCGCTGAAATGGTCGCCAATATTAAAATAGTTATATCTAGCCAACTTGTTTAATTCCTTTCATTACACAATAGCAATCACCGCAATAATAAATTTTATTTTCAATTATTACCGCAGGCTTTAAACACTTACAGACCTTCTTTTCTGAGGTTGTTAAGCTTGCCATTGATTTTCTTTGTGAGTTCGTCAATTGCTTTGTCTTTTGCATCTATAATTTTTTTAAGTTCTTTTGCTTCTTCCTTACTTACCAGAGTTTGTAGCTCCAAATCGCTGGGTCCATCAGTTTTTAATTTATCGCGTATTTTTATGTTCATAAAGTACCTCAACTTTCTTAATTACAGAATTTGGAATTACATTTCTGTTTCCAACTTCAGTTCCATCACTATCCGTAGACCAATCAGAACAAATAATTGTGCTGTGTTTATTCTTCTCAATGATGAAACCTGTACTATAACAAATCGCAACCTTATCTTTCTTAGCTGCGTCTAAATTTTTCCAATCTGAAAATGCGCAAATATCTTCCCACGTAATTAAAACAAACTTTTTAAACTTCATAAAAATCTTTTATGGTAACTTTATTTTTTGTAGCTGTTTTTATTTTTTCTATCATTTGTGGTCTAGGCATCCTGGAACCAGAACACCAACGGTGAACCGTGCTTGATGCAGTTTTAGTTTTTAAACCAATTAGATCAGCCAAACCTTTGTAAGTTAATTTTTTTAAAATTCTAAATTTATTTAATTGCATAATTTTGCTTATAGTTATTTTTGACAAATTGGCAAATTAATTAACTTATTTAAAACCTATGAGTGAATATATTAACTTTGTATGTTTACCAATTGTAGCAAATAGGTTACTGATTTGTTCAATGAGTGTTAACAAATTAGAGGAAAATTTAAAAAATATTTTAAAAAAAGCTAACATCAATACAGAGCTTCCAGAGTATACAAAAATTTTAAATTGGAACCATCATTCACCATCACAAATAACTCAACCAGATGATTGGTTTGCGTTTAAGTATTGGCATCTTACAGCAAAAGAAAGAGCTGCATTAAAACCTAATTCAAAAATGGAAGGTGGAGCTGTTATTGGTCAGAGTGTTGCACAAATTTTTGCAAACAAAATTTACGACAGAGATAAAAAACAATTCTTTCAAAACAAAGATCAAAAAACTTTTACAAATAAAGATGCTGTTGAAGCTTATAAAAAATACAAACCTATATCTGATAATGATAAATTAGAATTTGATAACAACCTGGACAACATTGAGTCTATTTTAGAACAAACTAAAAAAGGTATTCAAGAAATAGGATTAGCAGGTAATGTTGTTGCAGAAAAACCTGTCAAGCATACATTTACTGGATGTAAGTTGCCTGTATCTGGTCAGATAGACTTATGCGATGATACAAAATTTATAGAAGTTAAAACCAAATGGAGAAAGAGAACTGGTAAATTTAAATCAGATGGTACCCCTAGCTTTAGTATAGTCCAGCCAAAACCATACGATGATTATTATTTACAAACAGCCTTTTATCATTTTGCAACTAAGCTTGAACCATACTTATTAATTGTAAATGAAGATAGTTATAAAATTTATACCAAAGAAAATTGCTATGAATTGCAGCAAGAAAATTTAAAAAGAATTGCATTAAAGATTAGACATACATGCTTGAGACGTGAGCGCCTGGCGGAACGTCATGCAGGAAAGACTACCTGGACAAATGATATACCGCTAGATTTGTCTAATTTTAAGTGGGATGATGAATATAAAAACACAGCAGAAAATATATGGAACGAAAACCTTTTAACATCTACCAAATAAACTTGTTTAAAAACAAATATAATTTTGGTAAAAAAAGAATTAGGACCTCGGATTGGATTATCTTTTGTCTTTTTTTGATAATCTTATTGCTCCCTCTCTTATTAGTTAACGGAGGTCTTAATCTGTGGGGTGGTTTAATTTCATTTTTCACCCCGCAGTAAAATTATGATTACACCAGAAAAATACGTACAACACTTAATAGAACAAAATAAATGCTACAGCCTGGATAATGGTAAGGTAGCTCTATATCATTCAGACGTTGAAAAGATGGCTGTTTACTACAATGTATCAGTAGATGTAGATATAAAAGTTGCAGATGGTAAGACTAGATTTGCAGTAGTTAAAGCAACAGCAACAAGAGATGGTTTAAAATATGCTTCACTTGGAGAAGTCCATCCAGATAACAATGGATTTGAATACTTTGTATCAGTTGCAGAAAAGAGAGCTGCAGACAGAGCTATATTAAAATCATTAAATTTACACGGAGATGTTTATTCAGACTCAGAGATAGATAAAAGAAAACAAAAACCAAAGACACAACCTGCTAAACCAAAAACAAAAGTTAAAACTTTAACTGAAGAAGTAGAAAATAAAATTTTATCAGCAAAAGATAAAGAAAGTTTTGTTAAGCTGCTAGGTAAATATACAAATTATTTAGAACAGTTAACAAAAGAAAACCCTGGTTACGCACAACAGTTGCTAGAAAAAATCCAGGTGAAACAACAACAATTGGAGGACAAAAATGTCAACCTTTAATCCTAAACCAGGATATGTTTGTTCTTTTAGAATGGAAAAAAATTCTAATAAAACTGAGAGCAAACATCCAGATTTAGTTCTTGTAAATCACATGACTAAAACTGGTAAGATGGCACCCAAAAATTTTACCATTAAATTAAATGGTCAAGATGTTTGGTGTCAAGCTTCTGGTTATAAACAGGAAGATGGTACTCTGAAGATTACAATTACTCAGACAGATACCAAAAAGAAACAAGGTTTTGCGCCTAAGCCACAACAAATGGCTGCAGCGGAAGACTTTATTTAATTATGAAATACGGTTTAACAGAAAAACAAAGGAAGGTCTTTAACTGGATTAAATCGTATATCAAAAAGCACGGGTATGCGCCATCGTATACAGAAATTATGGTGGCGCATAATATGAAAACAAGATCACACGCACACAAAATTGTTACACAACTTGAACAAAGAAAATGGATAGCAAAGATAACAGCGACAGCTCGCAGCATAACAATTCTTTAAATTCTGAAACAGAATTTACGAAGCATAACAATCCTATAAAGACCCTACAGAACCAGGGAGGAAAACATTATCAAGGGTTTGTCATTCAGCCTGCAGAATTTATAATTAAAAATAAATTAAGATTTGCGGAGGGTAATGTCATTAAATACACCTTGAGACACCGTGGAAAGAACGGAGCTGAAGACATTAAAAAAGCTATACATTACTTAAAAATGATACTAGAATTAGAATATGGCGAATGAATACGTAAAAGAATGGCACTATGAAGGCTCTTTTAAATTTGTTTTAAAAGGCAGCTCAGTAGAAAAGCTTGCAAAGTTGGGTACCCCACCGCAAGATGCTGAGTGTGTTGTTGACCAAGAGGACTTACGTTTCATGAAATCTACCGTTAAGGAGGTAAACGCACATGAAAACAAGGTACCAGGAGTTGACGGAGAAGATAAGCGAGGAAGAAAAATCTCGAAAGAAACTTCTAAGTCAAATCACAAGAGCCAAAAGTAAATTGGGATTTTATCCAGTTCACGCAGTAGCTCTTGCAAAGAAAGCTAACGATAAGTTAGTTAATATAGTCCAACTAGAGGACCAAAGAAAACAAATAGAATTATAAGTTTTTCTTAAAAATCTAGTATAACTTGTAAAATATCTTTTACTTGATAAGGCTCTTATATTCTTTTGAAACAGCCTGTAACATTTCTTGATAACACAATCCCAGATACCTGTTGACTAAATGTCAATAACTATGGTACAAGCAAATCAACTAATAAGGAGTAAAAAAAATGTCAAACTTAAAAATAAAAAACATAAAAGTAATACATGCTGCGTTCGAAGATGAACCAGTACACATTGCTAATTACAAGCTTACAACTGCAGATCAAATTTTTATGTTTCGTGGTAAATACACAACTGAAAATTTATTAGAAAGTGTCTGGAAGGGTACACAAAACGTAGTAGATAGTTGGAGCAATCCAGATGCAATTGGTATGGAGTATGATTACAACGTTGACAAATTAGAAAATGTTGAAGTCTTAAAACCTTTACCAGTTGTTAACGGTAAAACTTACGGACACAGAAGTACAAGTGTTGGTGATTACATGATTGTTCAATATCAAGATTTAAATGTTGAGTCTTTATACATTTGTGAGAACGTAGGTTTCAGACTTATCCAAAGTAACCACGGTACACCAATCAAATTATCTGATTGCGAGTGTGGTTTAATTGGTGGCACAAAAAGAAAATCAATTAAGAGGAAAGCATAATGGCAATACAACACATAGCTAGTACAAACATAATGAAAAAACCTTTAGTTAAATATTTTAAAGATACATTCTCTGCATCAAAGGTTACTAACGTAAAGTTTGATACAAAAAAAAATATTTATACTGCTAATTGTTTCCAAAAATTTAATTTCTTAGGAAACAAAACTGCAAATGCTGAAGACGTTTATAAACACATGGGAGTAACACAATGAAAAAATATAAAGTTAGTTATACTTTACCCTTCAAACCTACAGGAGTAAAACAAACTGAGGAATATACTACTGAAGCAGAAGGTATTGAGCAAGTTATAGAAAAACTTAAAATTACATTTACTAAATTTTATGGCTTGAGAACAATAAAGTTAAAAAAACTTAATATAGAAGAAATAGAATAATGAATAAAATAACTTTTAAAGAATACGCAATCATGTTTGCGGTTTCTGTAATTTGTTTTGTTGGATTAGGATTATTTGCTTTACATCAATGGTCTATTCAATAAGAAAAAACGGAAACAAATACAAAGTATACGATGAGGGTCGAAAGACCCTCGCGTCTTTTGATACTAAAGATCAAGCTCTCGCTTGGACAACCAAGCCAAGCACTATAGATTTCACACAAGCTTTTAAATTATTTAATGAGAATATAGATAACCAGGTAAATACTGGTATAATTAAGAAACATACAGGACAAAGATACCAAGAAATCGTTTCCTGCCACATAGAACCCCTAATTTTTAACATTCCAATTAACGCATACAAATACTCGGAATTCCTTAACAACTACCTTGTAAAGCTCTCTAAGGCGGTTTCTCGTACAACTTTGGAGCCATTGTCAGCCAAAACTTACAAAGATGTTATTGCGGTCTTTAGAATGGTTATAAAGTACATTAGAGATTTAGATTATGATATTGGAGATTGTGCTAAGATATTAGAGTACCGAACCAAGGTGCCTGCTAATAAAAAAAATATTATTAAAAAAGAATTTTACACTACACCAAAAGATGCGAAGTTACTTATTCAATCTGAGCCTACTCTTAAATATAAAACTTTATATTCTCTAGCCTTAGTCTCTGGAGCTAGAACCAATGAGCTGCTTGCAGCCTGTTATGATGATTTTAAAAATAATACCTGGACCATACAGAATACTTTAGACAATGATAATGTCTTTGAACCCGGGTCAGTTAAGACAATTGCAGGGTATAGAACTGTAGATATACCAACTGAAGTAACTGCACTTGTTAAAAGTTTACAATTACTTAATCCAAGTAAACAAAGATTATTCGATATTTCTAAAAGCCAAGTTAAATACCATACGCAAAAACTTGCAGCATCAATTGGTATAGCCTGGCAAGGTGGACTAAGTCCATTTAGAAAACTGTCTTCCAGTTTGGTCTTCGACAGCAATGTACTATCTGAAAAAGAATTTAGAGATAGATATGGCTGGGAGGACCTAAAAACTTTTAGGAAGTATTACCAAAGACAAACTAGAAACAATGCTAGGGTCGATGGTATATTTAATAAACTAATAAACTAAGGAGCAATATGGCAAGTAAACATTTACCATACAATAGTGAAGTCTGTACCAAGTTACTTAATGCTACAGCTTACAATCTTAAAAAGTTTAGATTAGAAAAAGGCATGACCCAAGAAAGGTTAGCTCTTAAACTATCTAAATTTTTAGGTCAAAGATATTCATACCAACAAATACAAAAGTATGAAGCGACCAATAAAAATAAAAATAAAATTCCTGGAATTGTATTCTTGGCATTTTCTAAAATACTTAACAAACCTTTGGAAACTTTTTTCTTGACGAAAGAAGAACAAGATAATGCTATTATCTTTGCGGGTCAGTTAGAACCAAAACAAGAAAAGGTTGATGGTCAAGTCTAAAAAACAACCAACTCTTTATGTAGCTAATTGCTTTTACTGCAATAAGAGTTTGTATTCTAATACGGGTGGGTGGATAGCTAGTCCAAAGTTTGAGCCTACCCGTGTTACTAGATACTTCTGTCATGATGGTAAGGATGGCAGCTGCTTTGATAAGTATTGTAACTTTACACAAGAATTAAAATTAAATGCTGAGATGGCGCACGTCTCTACCTTCAATACTAACTGGGAGAATAACCCACCTTACAAACAAATGATTGAGGAATTTTTGAAAAAAGGAAAGGCTACTTAGCTTTCATAATCTTTTTAATAGTTTCAGAACCATCTATATTCGTTTCTATTTGAGCTTCTACTTCACCACACATTAGACGTTTGTTAGTCATGTCCATATTGTGATTAGCCTGGCGCTTCATCTTGAGGCAAGTTGAAAGGCTGTCCTGTATACGATGCTCGACCAACTCTCCATTGATAAACAAACATAATGCAAAAACTAATTTAACCATTAGTGGCTCCCGTTACCGTTAGCAAATTTAATATCTCTTGTAGCATCTTTTAATTTTTCTATATCTTTTTTTAACTTATCTATTTCTGTAGAGTGTTGTTTAAGCATCACACCTGTATGGACGTTATCTTCTAATTGTTTCTGCATCTTCTCTATTTGTTTTGCTTGCCATTCCAAGATCATAAATTGTTCCTGGTCTATAGGCTTTTGAACACTAGCCTCAAGCAAATCTTTTTCAAACAATTGGTTCTTTGTTTCTAATCTATTTAATCTTTCAATAACACCGAAGGCAAACCAAGCTCCAATTACGATGCTGCTGATTAGCATTAAAAGATTTCTAAGTGGTAAACCAATGTTAGTATTTTCAGATATTTTCATTTAGTGCCTACAGGTATCGCAAGTACAAATATCACCATCAAAGAAGTGATTGTGTAAAACATCTGAGCAATGACATTTGCAACCGCATAATTTACATCTGTTTCTTTTCTTTTTCTTTTCTTTAGGAAATAATACTTTATCCAAATAATTACCAAACTTATCTAACAAGTCTAAAAATTTATAAATATATTTATCTATCATTTGCCTTGACCCTTATATCTAGTTTGTTTTTGTTGTCTCTTTTCATGTTTATTTTTATTTTTTTTATGCGCTCCTGGTCCTCTTTTCTTAGGCTTATCTCTCGGTATAAAGTGAGTAAACTTTTGTTTAGCCATTACTTCTTCTTAACCAAGTCAGTAGCTTTTATTCCATAGATAGCTGCAACAATTGAAATCCAAAGTGAAACTAACCACCAAGGCATTTGCTGCAACTTCTCAAAATATAAATCTATCTTCGCCTGGATGTCTTCATCCTCAGCAAATACAGAATATGCAAGAAGAAACAGAGGACTCGAAACGGTCAAAAGTACGAACTCATCTTTCCAGTCTCCCTTCTGATTTTCAAATACTTTTCCCTTATATTCGATGTCCCCTCGTTTCATCTTCTCTGCATGAAGTAGTCTAGCTTCTGATAAAGCTTCTTTTGTTTTTTGCTTATCAGAATAAATTTTAGCTCCAGTTTTTAGAGCCATCCCTAATAAATTCCACGGCATCATAGATCGCAATTCCTCATCATGTTGGCTAGCTCCTGGCAACGTGCAGGTGTCTGAACATGCCACTTTGAGTCTAGCATTTGTGATGCAGCTTCTACATAATCTTCTTCTTCTAGAGCTGCAAACATATTTTTAAACTTAGATACTCCACCTTCTCCCAATTGGAAGACCATAGAAATTATAACATCGACCGCAGGTTGAGGTGGGTCCAGGTGATCTAATAATCTTTCTGCACCTTTCCTTGCTTTCTCAAAGTCTTCATCGAATACTTTATCTAGCATTTCTTTGGGATATACTTCACCTTCTTTAAATGGGTCAGTATCTAAAACCTTATGACCATAACCGATTGTTGGATAACCCTCGGAACATAAATAGATTTGGTCCCTAAATCCTTCATGTTTTTTTATAATTTCTTTAATCTTCATATATAATCTTTACACCAAGTTTACGTTGTAGGCTAGTCAAAGGTCTGGATATTTTAGACCCTGGATTTCGCCTTATCTTTTTACCAAATTTATTTGTAAATTTAACACCTTTTTTTCTACGATTTAATGCCTTGACATCGTATGCTTGAAAAACCCCTGTATCTTTGTCTAAGGTAACCAGGTCTACAGGACCCAAACCACCTACAGGTATGAAGACTAATAAGTTAGATTGTTTAGCAAATCGAAGTTGTGCTTTTAGTTCGCAGGTAAGACCTTTGATATTTTTGGCAGCCATGGTTCCATATTAATCATTCCACTTTAAGTAACCTAATATTGTACCTACTAACCCTGCTACAAATATCAGAACCCTAACTCCCCCTTTACCTTTATTCATCTCCGCTCTTAAATCTTTTATATCTTTACGCATCTCCTCTATGGCATTGAATAGAGTCTTCATTCTTTCTGCGCAGATAGCTTCATGCTTAGATATTCTATGACCTAATGAGGCATGTACCAATTCATCAGATTGTTGTTTCTTTTTTCTAGGCATATCAAAATAGTTTTCTTAAATTTTTATAAAATTTTTCTTTAAATTTTTTTATATCTTTTTTTAAACTTTCAATTAATTTTTTTAAATCAGTTATTTCATCCCAATCTTTCATAAAATTATTAAACATTATCACCTTTCTTTTCATTGCAGAAATAAGTTAAGTATAATTTTTGTTCGTTAAATTTTTCGGAATATTTATTATTTAATTGTATTGTAACTGTTGCACCACCTTTTGCGCAATCAGACCAAGTATCAAATGTTGTAGGATGTATCATTGTTGTATTGCATAACCCTGTTATGGCAGAACACAAGGTATATGCTAATACAAATTTCATTATGGTTTAGTAGGAAAAACTACAGCATCTACTTCAGCTTTTGTTGTTAATCCATTAGTTATATCTCTTAA